GGCATCACCTACGGAATCAGCGGCGGTGCTACCCGTACCTTCGTCCATCTTCCACCAATGCGCTAAATCGGATTCGCGGGTAACTGATGCGGCAGCGCCGCCTTGCGCGTCAAACCCGTAAAGCGTACCAAACGCAGGTCTCTTGAACCCCGAAGGAATGGCTGTTACGCCACTTGGTGTCTTGAGGCTGGTAGTTGGGAACGTCAGTGCCATTGTTTATAGAGAGTCTACGGTTCCCGTAATGAATACGGAGTAAGTGCCGTCGGTCCGTGCCGAGACGTTACCGCGTATCTTTTCGTAGTGTCCGTGGTCGTCGCGTATGTTGACGTTGCCATTAGCCGTGACGGCTTCGCTGTGTATGACCCGCCATCCTGCGCCGATATAAGCTTCAACGTCTACAGTCGCACCGCTCGTAACTGAGCTTGATGCGATGGTATACGTCCAGCCTTTCGAGCGTTCGACGCTGAAGGACGAGCCAGCTCCTGCGGCGGTTACGCCGTCAAGAAGCGTGATCTTCTGGAGTGATTTTAACATTTGTTGTCTTTCTTGTTAGGTTATTATGTAGGTAAATTGACACCGCTTCCCGTGTAGCTCCCGCCCATCTTGGGTCCGCGAGTTAACGCCAACGTTCCTCGTTGTCTCTTGCTGGACTTGGAACCCCGTCTCTTGCTCGCTCCCGCTTTGGCAGTTGAAGACGCTGTGAGCGTAGGTGGTGGAGGCGGTGGCGGAAGAGGAGGCGGAGGTGGAGGCGCTTTAGGCGTGGAGAAGCACATGATGATTAGTCTTTCGGTGAAATGAGTGTTGTATGTTGTTCGTCGTAGACGTCTTTTAAGAACTCCACGACCTTTGCTTGACCGACTTTAATCCAGATTTCACGCTCGCTGTCCTTCGGATCAGCCAGACGTACGGGGAATCGAGCGTCCAAAGCGTCGATTAAATCCTTGCTTAAATCGGGTAATTTTCTTTCTATAGGAGGTTTCATGTTTATCCTTTTACGTTCCTTGTGTTTCAAAAGGCTGGTGACGCCCTAGTTCTTCATCCAAATCGCCTGTCACTCCGTGTATCTTTTGACTGTATTTTCGCTTCTGTTGCGGGGTAAAGCTGTCAGGCATCCAAAGGTACTTGAGTTGCTTATGCTTGTGGTTGTACTCGTCCTTGCGAATAAGGTACGCCATCCAAGCGTTCATAAGCGCTTCCTCTTCCGTCATCCCCGCGTCGCTATAAGCCTTTAATACGGTGTCCCAATTCGCTCCGTTGTTCTCAAGCAAGCGGGTAGCTTTGACTACGCCTATACCCGATACGCCCTTGTATCCGTCGACCGTGTCCCCCGCAATCGTTTGCATCAAGTGGTACTTCTTTGCATCTTCTTCCGACGTGTCGTGCAACTCACCACGGTTAAAGTCGTAGAACTCGCAGGGCACGCCTTTGAAGTCCTTGTCAATGGATATGATTATTCTGCGATCGATACGGTTGGGACGTTCGGTTGCCAAGATCGCAAGGACGTCGTCGGCTTCGAGGTTAGGGTACTTGACCGTTCCGTACTTCTCGGCGAGCCAGTCACGTATCGGGTCGAGTCCGATCGGCGCAAACTTCGAACGTCTGTTTGCTTTGTAGTCGGGGTTGAGCTTCCTGCGAAAGTTGTTCTTGTCGGAGATGGCTAGTATTACGTCGTCCCCTTGGAGTCTCTTTTTGAACGTTTCGATTCGCTCGACGATCCACGTCTTGGCAATCGCGAGGTCGACGTGCGTAGTCCAAAGGTCTTCCTCCCATTGAATGTTGGCTTGCGCCATGAACGCCGATTGATAAGCCAGCACGTCAGCGTCGATTAATAATAGTGTCTTCATGTTTATCCTTCGTTTTGTTAATGGTTGTAAAACATCGTCCAGTTATCCTTGTACTGTTCATACCTACTCGATGAGCGAGCCATCCCTGCATATAAACGTATGCATTGCGGTACTCTTATAGTCGTGGGGATGAGATACCAAAGGCGCAAGGGATCGAGCCAGCACGCCAGCACGTCCACTTCAGTACCGATGTTCCTCTTCTTCCCTTGTCCCTGCGACGTCATCAGTTTGTAAGCTGTCTTGGAGTCCGCTGCGTGACTTGCCGTTCCTTTAACTTGTACCTTCAAGACGCCCCGTGGACACGTGACCAGATAATCCCAAGACGTAGGCACGCAAGGAACGTGTGGAACAAATCCGCGACGCAGCGCTTCCGCTTGAAACTCGGCTTCGTAAACAGCCCCGCTCAATACGTTTGACGAGACCACGTATCAATGGGTGTCCGCCCACGTCCTTCCTATCTTGTACTCCCCGTCGAGCGGACAGTTCATCTTGAGTTCCTTACCTGCTTTTTTAATGGCGTGTACTGCCATCTTCCCATAGGTCTCGCTGTGCTTGGGGACTACCTCCGCTTGGAACTCGTCGTGGACGTTGGCAACGAATGCATATTCGCGACCGAGCTCCCATTGCGTGGTTGTGGTCAGGTCATGGTGTAGTATGATCAACGCTTTCTTCATCACCACTGCACCCGCTGATTGCAACAGGAAGTTCAACGCGGAATGTTCGGATCGTATCGGTAGTATCCTACCGTCTATTCCCTTTAAGGAGTGTGTTCTCCTGACCTTTTCCTCGACCGCTCTCTTCAATCTGTTCAACGCAGGGAGCGAAGCGAGGAAGCGAGCCTTTAACTTCTTCCCGTCCAATGCCGAACCCCCGACTATATCCCCTATCTTTCCATCACCCGCGCCGTATAAGAATGCATAGATAAACGTCTTCGCTTGGTCTCTGGTTTCCAACCCTGCGGCTTTCTGATTAAGCGTGTGTATATCTCCTTCAAGTAATTGTACCATGTACTGCCCGCCGTCGTAATTGGCTAGGTAATGAGCGAGCATGCGAAGTTCCAACCCGCTTGCGTCGACACCCACCAAGTCGTACCCTTCCCCTGCCGTGAACAGCTCCCTGCATTGCTTGCCGTAAGGCGCGCGTACCGCTGGGACTTGCGCGATGTTAGGCGTGTTGTGACAGCACCTGCCCGTTACCGTGCCGTTGGTATTGACCGCCCCGTGGATGCGTCCGAGCCTTACCTTCTTGACCCAAGCGTTGTCCCCTTCGACCAGCATGCCCAATCGCTTTTGAACCGTGAGATAGTGAAGGAGCAGTTGAGCCGCTGGATGCTGTACCCCCTTTAGCACGGCTTCGTCGATCTTTGGTTTGCCGTCGGGCGTGAAGTGTTGGGGCGTCCATCCCAATCCTTTCAAGCGATCCGCTATCTGATCACGACTCCCTGGATTGAACGGTATGGACTTCGTCTTGTTACCTAGCTTGGTCGCTTTGTTAGCGAGGGATTGTACGTGTCCCAGTTCTTTTAACAACGTCTTCAACGAGGCTTTGGTAGGCGCCGAATGAATCTCGTCTTCGACTTCCACTTGCCAACCGCTTGCCGTCTTCATCTCTTCGACCACTGGTTCGAACGTGCGTTGCAACTCGTCAAGAAGCTCTGCGCGTTTGGTCGTCAAGTCGGCAATCAAGGCGTCCGCTTTCTTCTCGTCAAAGCGAAACCCAACCATCTCTTGCGAGCGGATGATCCGTGCGAACTGATGTTCGATACCAAGCATTCGAGTATCTGGTTCCTTACCGCGCAAGTACTGACCGATGGCGCACGTCACAAGCACGTCCCTTTCGCAGTACTTGCGCATCTCCTCGGTGTAGACGTCGAAGTTTTGCTCGTCGAACTCAAGCTTGAACAGTCCGCCCAACCGTTGACCCCACGCTTTCAAGCTATGCGATCCCCACATTTCTTTTGGGAAGTCCTTGCGTGACATGTCGGTATTCCGTATGTCCGAATGCACGGCGCGTGCGGTGACGAGCGTGTCGAGGATGGCGGATTGCGGAGACCAAGTGTACAGCTTTTGAATGGCTGGTATGTCGAACTTGATCACGTTATGTCCGATGATTGTGTCCGCTTGGTTGAGCATTCGAAGACCTTCGGGAATACCGTCACCGTCGAAGGTGATCATCTGTTCCTTGGCTCCGTCGTATATGCTCAAGCAGTGAATGACTTCAAGATCGTCAAAGGTAACGAAGTCCTCCATCCCGTTGGTCTCGATGTCAAAGTATAATGTTCTGTAGTTTTTATTCATCATGGTTGTTTTTTAGAACGGATGATTCTCACCCATCGTTTGATCGTTATTGTCAGCAGTTGAAAACATCTGTGTATCAGTTTCATTCAATCTTCCCGTCTTGTTGTCGAAGAAGAGCGTCGCAGCCAGTCCAGTCTCTCCACTGAAGCGGTTCTTCAACACTCTTATTCTGGTTTGGTTTGCTTCGGACTCGGATTGTTGGTTACGTTCCAACCCGATGACCATGTCCGATAGTTGTGGTATGGCATGTGATCCACGCAGATGAGCAAGACTTGTCACCGCTCCTTCTTCGTGTCCGTTACCTTGTGGTCGTTTCAAGTGACTGACCAAGATCATCCCGCATTGAGTCTCTTCGACGAGCGAGCGTAGTCTGGTCATCGTGTTGTCAATCATCCTGCGTTCGTCGTCTCCGTCAAAGCCGCTGACCACGATTGACAGGTGATCGAGGAATAGCCACTTGCACCCAAGTCCTTTGCACAGGTAGCGCATTCGGTTGAGCAAGTTATCGGAGTCGCAACTGCCGAAGTGGTCGTAGGTATAGAAGTTCCCATTGCCTACCGTCTCTTCAAACGCAGGGCGCAAGGCTTCGTGGTGTACGTCCTTTTCCAGATGCAACGGTTTGTTCTCGTGCAGTCCGATGATGCCCAAGGCTGTACGTCTCACGCTTTCTTCCAACGCTATGTACCCTACCTTCTCACCCTCTCGTAACAACGAGTAAGCAGCTTCACGACAGAACAACGACTTCCCTATTCCACTACCCGCGCATACCGTAACTAGTTCTCCTCGTCGCAACCCGTGAGTCATGTCGTTCAATCCATCGTAAGGATACGGACGGGACTCGACGTTGTTGACCTCGGTTATCTTGTCCCATAGTTCGTTTGCTCCGATGATCCCGTCGGGTCGGTAGTCCCTAGCTTCGAACACAGCTTGGCATATCTCCTTGGAGCGGTTGGCAACGAGCATGTCGTTCGGGTCTTTAAGCGGAAGCTCTGCGATCTTCGCCTTGCCTGGAGTCAGTAGGGACGCGCATTCAGTCGCTCCCTTGCGTCCGCTGTCGTCCATGTCGAACATGAACACGACCTCGTCGTATCGTTCGAGCCAGTCGAGAGCTTGCGCAACGTGGTTGGATGCT